CTACGCCGCCCCATCGGAAGCGATGCGGCAGAGCCAGAAACTCGCGCAATGTCATGGAATGCCTCGGCTAGAAGTTTGGCCAGACTGGCTGGACGCCTCTGGCGAGACGGCTGACACCGTCGCAGAACTTGTCGGTGGGCGAGAACGCTTTCTGGTGTGGTGAGGACCATGTGGAACGAGCGCCGCGGGAGCGTGTTGATTCCCCGGCGACCACAGCAAGCGACAGCGTGAGCCTCACGGTTTCACCGCTTGGAACAGCCGGTGATTGCTCGCCGACGTGAGACGCGGTGCCAACCCAGATGGGGATAATATCGCTCATGGGCTGGAAGTATTGGTCCAGCGTCGTGATGCCCATATGGACTGAGGCTCCGCGGACTGCCGGAAGGCTTTCGATCGTCTTGGTGGCGGTCTGTGGATCAATCCCCGACAAAGTGAACTCAACGCTGTCGGCCGTGCCGTTTACGAGCACCTCCAGCGTCGGAACGCCAACAAGCATCCCGCCACCGAGATAAACAGTTCCGTCTGGATCTATGCTGTCAAAATTCGCCGGTATGTCGTTGATACCAAACCACATATGCAATGCGGGATCGGTATCGATCCGCAAGAAGATGCCAAGCTGGTGGCTGCCACGCAGCTCCTCGATGATGTTGTCGGGAACCCAGGCCATTAGCGCCCATTCCATCCCTCGAAATACCGAGGGTCAACGAATCCAGATCGCTTCGATTGGGCAGATTCTAACTGAAGGCTCTCAACTAAAGCCTCTAGTGCCTCAATGCGCGCCTTCAGCCGACCATATTCGTCTCTCGTCACGGAATTTGTCATTCTAAAATGCCTCAACAAACTGGATGGCCTGTTCCGTGACGAAGAACGCCTCGACCACGGATGGCAGCGTGAAGTCAGCCTTGAATTTTGCAACGAAGCGCGGCCGCGCAAACTCGACGCGCGTGCCGACCGTCACCGCCTCGCGGAGCGGCGGGGCGAGTGCCAAGGTATAATCGGCAAAGCCACTCCCATCGGTTCGATCCAAGACTTCCCAATAGCGGTAAGCGCGCCACCCCTTCATCGGATGGTAGATTGAGAACCAATCCGACCAACGCAGCGGCCTGGAAAGGCCGTAGACGCGCATCTTGATGATGCCTGCGTTCAGCGGGGCTGCTTCGGTGATTTCACCATAGACGGTGGCCTGGCTGTAGCCGGAGCCATCATCGAAATAAGACCCGTCGGAATGAGGAATGCCGCTGACGATCGGCGTCGGCAGACGACCAATCTTGGGAAACGGCCCGAACCAGTCGGTGATGATCGGCACGTTGATAAATCGGAACCCGCCGTTCAGGCGGGCTCCGAGCCAGTTGACGTATTCGTAGTGCTCGGGGTCTTTGATCTTGCAGTCTTCGTAGTTCGCGGTGACGATGCCGCCGCCACTCATCTCGATTGATTGCCCTTCGCCCATCCCGTTTCGGCCGCCGTCGATCGACGAACCAATGACGTCATAGGTGGTCCGAACCGGCGCCAAGAAGTTGGCTTCCAGTGTCGGCTGATTGATATAAACAGCCATGTCAGCCCTTCTGGGAGTTGTACCGCATCTGCATGGTGCCGAACCCGCCGCGTTCTTGGCTCTTGTTGTACTGGCTGAGCCCCTCGCCTACGCCTTGCTTCACCAGCGTTCGGATGTGGTCGTCGCCGCTCGCGCCAGACACATTGACGAGTAGAACCCCCGGCTGGTTATTGTTGGCGGCCGAACCAGCCTTGCCGCGGAGCCGAGGCGCGCGCGGAGCCCCTACGACGCCGCCGTTCGCATAACCACGAAGCCTTTCAAGCGTGGGGACGCCGATACGGCTGACGGCGGCTGCATCAAAGACGTACTCGCCCCTGTGAACGATGCCAGCGGGAGAATTCTTGCCGCCAGTGCCGGTGTATCCACCCTTCGAGAAGAGGCCGATACCCCCGCTTGCCGCAAGTTGCTTCGAGCCGGAGAAGATCGTTCCGGAGAGGAACGACAGCCACCCGCCACCTCCGCCGCTGCCACCAGCAGACGACAGACTTGTGGCCAGGCTGCTAAGCCCCTTGGTAGACTCGGTGGAGGCGCCAGCCAGTTTTTCGAGCGCGGCGCCGGCCGATTTGGCCTGCGAAATCTCGAAATGCATGGCGTCCTTTTTGGACTTCCAGTCACCGCCCCAATCGAAGCCGTTGCGGGCTGCGATGGCGCTAACGCTCGCGGGCATGTCCGTGACGAGGTTGCGCCCCATCGGATTGGCCTGCGGATTGATGTCAATCGCATTGCCAAAGGCGTGGTTAGAAAGCTTGCTCGTGCCGGCAATGTTCCGGTAGTTGTAGCCGCCTATCGACTTGATCTGGTAGCCCGTAGCCTCCAGGTCGTTCACGAGCGACTGAAACTGCGATGCAAACTTCGCGTTCACATCGGCCGTCAGGCCGCCAGCAGTGCTGATTGTCGACAGGCCGATTCCGGTTCTTGTCGCGCCCGCGGCAGGCAGCGCACCGCGTGTTACCGCCCCAACAGGTGCCGAAAACGCCGACGCAATCGAGGATGGCGCAGCGGGGAAAGCCGATAGAGCCGAGCTCGCCGTGCCGCCCTTGGCACCCAACACCGCAGAGGCGAACGCATTGCCGATCTGCGTGAACAGGCTATCCAGCGACTTCTGCATGGCGTTCGCAGCGGCATTTTTGATCGCATCGACGAAAGACTCGCCAATGCTCTTGCCGCCACTGATGACGCCGGTGCTGAACTCCGTCAGAAACGACTTCGTGAGGTCCGAAACTTCCTCTTGCTGGAACCGATTCCGGATATTAGCAGCGTTCTCGCCACCAAGATCCTCTGGCAATCCATAAGAGCGAAGTCGCTGCTTTACCGCCTGCTCTTGCTTCGGCAGGCCAGCGAAGATCGCATCGTCGAGAAGGTCTTGCTGCAGTTTAGCCTGGGACAGCGCCTGCGAGTATTTCTCGTAGGCGGCGACTTTTTCCTCGATCTGCGCCCGCTGCTTTTCCGACAGCGATCGGCCCTTGTCCTCAGCCTGTTGCAACAGGTCCAACCGAAAGCGAGCCGCATCTGTCTGAATGCCAAACTGACCGGTTAGCTCAGTCTCGAGCCGTAGCTGCGCGATCCGATCGTCCGCGCTTTTGATCAGGTCTCGATAGGCGATCGCAGCCTTTTGAGCGGCAGTTTCTGTCTTCTTCGTCGCTTCCTGAGCGCCAGGTAGGCCTTCCAACTCAATGAGGGGCCGTGCTCCCGGTATGGGACCGCTATCTGGTAAAATCGTGCCGCCGCCCTGAATCGAGCCGTCGGCATTCTGCATGCCACCGTAAGCGCCTTGGCTCGGATATCGAGACGTCAATGCGATTGCACGGTCGATTGCGAACTTTTTCGCGTTGGTGGATGCCTTATCAATCGCAGGCGCCAGCTTCTCAAATAGCTCAAGGTACTTCTGGAGCTCGGGAGTCGCGTTGTCCTTGATGACGGCCGCGAGTTGCTCCTGCACTTTCTTGGCCATCTCAGTGGTGGCAGTGCCAGAGGCAATCCCGTCAGTCAGTTCCTCGAAAGCACGCTGAAGGCTGGTTACCTTGTCGGTATCCTGCCCCATCTGAGAAAGGCGAGAAACGATGTCGCCGATTTCAACATTGACGTCACCGAGTTTAGATCGAAGTTCGTCCCACTGTGCGCTGGCGCCAATGTCTAGCGCTTCGTTACGCTCTTTGTCTCCGGCCAGGCGCTGCCGTTCGTCGTTGTAGGCCTTCAGAGCGGGAAGAACATCACCCCACTTCTCGGCTACCGCGTTTACCAACTCGGCTTCGCGCTTCAGCGTCTCTTCGGACTTTGCGCCGCCCCACTCCACCGAGCTGAAGTACTGGACGGCAGCGGCAGTCGCGCCGATTGCTGCGATAGTCGCCAGCGAAATCGGGTTAAGGATCTGCAGGAACGCGCCTGCCACGGCGGGGCCGATTTTCTGCCCGCTTGCCCTGATGTCGTTGAAGACCTGAGCAACCTGCGGACCTTGCTGCAAGGCAACCGTCTGCCACGGCATAAATGCTGCTGTGGTCGCGATATCGAAGCCCTGAGCAGCAAGGTTGGACGTGTTGAACGCGCCGCCCCCGCGGTTCGGGGTATCTGTGATCGCCTTGTTGCGATTTCTGATCGCGGCAGTCGACGCCAGGGCCGCCTGCCGCTCGCGCTGGATGGCTGCTGTCATCTCATTCGCGGAGATGGCGCCTACCGCATGCGCGCGGCGAATGTCGGCAACCGCTGACTTGTAATTGTTTATGGTCGCGAAAAGCGGGCTGTACTTGGCGCGCAGGCGCTCAAGCTCCTTGCCCTGATCAGCGAGTGCGCCAGTCCATTCCTTGGCGCCCTTCGAGCCAATCCCGACCATCTTGTCGACGCGAGCCTGCAGCGCAGTCGTCATGGAATCGTCGATGCCTTTGCCGAGGCTATCGAACTGCTTCTGGACCTTGCTGGTGGTCGACGAAATGTCTTGCTCGAGCCGCTTAAGGCTCCGCTTCACCGTAGCAAGGTCGGTGCTGATGGAAATAACGAGATCGTCGGTCTTTTCAACCATCAGGCGTATATCCTAAAATGGAAAAGCCCGCGTGGTGGCGGGCTTTTTGAGGTGGCAGATGGATGGATGGTTGAAGGCGCTTGTCGCCGGCGCCTGCGTTGTGGTGATCGCAGGTGGTGGTTGGATGGCGTGGGATCAATATGCAAAAACCCAGGCCGCCGCCTCTCAAAGGCAAAATTTACAGGCTGCCGCTCTCGCTGAGGCTGAAAGGCAAAGCAGTCCAGACTACATAAAATGCGGAGACTCTTTGCACAGCAGCGCCCTTGGAGAAGCTAAAAGGCTCCGCGATTGGTGCCGGCAAAAGGGCTTCATCACCTACGATGAGCAACTAAGAGCCGAAGGCGTCTCCCAGTAGGTCTAACCATACCTCTCCAGCAGCGCCTGCATTTCCTTACCAGACGGTCCGGTCGGCTCGGCGTCTCCGCCGTTCGCCTCATTGCGTCCGTGGATGGCCTCGAAGAACTCTGTCATGGTGGCGACCCAGAAGTCTGCTGGCCGCCAGCCAAGTCCACCAAGTGCAAGGCGCATCCAATCCCGCCAGGGGAAGGCTTCTTCGACGTCTAGCTTGCCGCCTCTTCGACGGCTTCGTCGTTTCCCTCGTCACCATCGAAGTGATGGGAAAGCGCCTCGCTGAACGCGGCCGCGCAGGCCGAGAAGTGCTTGAGTTTCAGCGTGGATAGCGCCGCCGTCCGATCGCCCTTCACCGTCAGGAGCTCGATAGCGGCCCAAGTGGCCGCCGCCTCAACACCGGACAGGCGGATGAAAAGATCCTGAAAGGACTTGCACTCCAGTCTGGTCGACACAGCGGCAAGGCCGCCCATCGTCGCCGCGATGACAAGCGGGACGCCGCCGACCCACAGCGGAACCTCACCGCGGGCACCGTTCACCTCAAGCGGGAACGGCTTCACCGTGGCCGCCAAAGTCTTCTCCTCTTTTGCCATGGATTACACCTCTGCCGTGAACTCGAGGACGTCGGCAGCAACGAAGGTTGCGCTGAATTCCATGTTCGGCTCGACGTCGCCGCTGAATTCGAAATCGGTGACCATCCACGCGCCTTCGTAGGTGCCATCGCCAGGAACAACGACCTGAGCGTTGAATGCCTGCGAGTTGCGGACGTAGCCCATGAAGGTGTCGGTGTTTGCACTAGATACGAAGTTGCCAGACCCGCTAAAAGTGCGGTTGGAGATGCCAGGACGGCTGGTCTTCTGAACCGGACCACCTGGATTCGTGCACGACGGAATGGTCGTGTCGATCTCGTTTGCCGACATGTTGAAGCTGCGGGTCTTGATGCCGCAAAGATTGTTGAACGTCTCCGGGCCGGGCGTGGCGCCGTCACCGATCTTGATTAAAAGTAGTCTGCCAAGCTGCTGACCATCGGCCATGAGATCTCCTTCGCCGGCGGCGCCGGGCGTCATTTGTGGTGGTTTAGGTGGTGGGATCGCGCTGACGGCCTACGCCGCGATGCGCTCGACATTCGCCACGAAGTCAATGACAGCGTGACTGGTGAGGCCGTCAGGATCACGAAACACTCGCGTCTGACGGTGGAAAATGGAAACCAAACGCCAAGTCGTCAGCGCCATCGGAGCCAAGTGTAGAGATTCAACGACAGCGTCGGCGATCTTCTTACACTCTGGATAACCGACCTTCCGCGACCAAGCGTGCAGCGTGAGGTATACGTCGCCGCCGTTAATGCAGGTCGCGTCGTCGCGGATGAACTGTGCCTCGCCGATCGTCACATAGCCTTCCTTCGGCGTCGCCCATGCAGTCCCCGGCGGTTGGTCATAAACGCCGTTGACGAGCACCGAGAGGGCAGCATCTGCCTTCAGACGGGTGACAATCGCCC